GATGAAATATCCTTTAGCAGCTACCGTATTAGCACCAAGAATCTCTTGGTACAAGTTAGGATAGATACGTTCAAAAGGAGTTTGTGTAGAAGACACTTGTTGGAACTGAAGACCAGGCCAAACTGTTTCCGAGTTACTTGGATACTTACTTAGAGAAGCAGTATAAATAGTGGTAGGATCGTTAACTGCACCTGTATTGTCCTTACGAGGAATACCCCACGATTGGTTATACAAGTTGTATCGTTCAAAGTTAGATACTGTAGTAGGACGATATGTAGGGTCTGCTTCAACAGAAGCATCAGCTGATTCAACACCCCAAATATCCCTAACTTTAATTGATTGATACGAAACAGTAAATGCACTACCTGTGTATTCAACAACACCAATAGTATCTGCACCAGCAGCTACAATCAATCGACCATCTACGCTAGTAAACGAATAATCTACTCCAGTAGGGAATGAGGACAATGTAATTGTACCTTTATATCCACCGCCTGAAATAGAGCTAGACTGAATATCGAAGAATGTTAATACTTGTTCAGTCTGCAATACCAAGAACAATGTTCCTGAATCGCTCTTAACGTTCTTCCATTCAAACGTAACTGGGTCATTAGCGAGAAGAGTAGCTAGGCTAGTAGGAAGAGCACGAAGTGTATACTCGTTCTCAAAATCCATACCTAGTCTACGATCTCGTGTACCATCTCTATTGAGTTGGAAGTTCTCTTCATCGAGAGAAGCTTCTGGGGGAAAGTTTACTGGACTAGCCTCTGTAATCAATCCCTTTACGAAGTTTTTAAATTCAGCCTTTACTGACTTCTTTGGCATCTGCTTCTTTCTTTGGTTTACCTTCGAGGTATGCGTCAATCACCCCCTTAGCGTAAACTGGTGTAGTATACATGCCAGTAAGAATATCGGGGACCTTACCACCTTTACCATCAGTCACAACAATGTAACTCATCGGTAGGTCTTTGTGCGGCTTAATTTGAAAGCCTTTATAAATTGTAATCATCTGCGTCCTTTACGACCATAATCATCATAACGTACACCACCTTTAGCTCTCCAGTCTTTACGCGCAAGCCATCTGTTTTGACGACCAGCTTTCTGTTCAGCTTTCTGGTTGGCTACTTGTTTTAAGGCCATAAACGCTGTGCTCTTAGCTTCTTCTAACAAAGCAGGGAAAGCATCAATAGGCAGGTCTGGAATTGCTTCGTTTGTACGTACCCATTCAGGAACGATAAAAGCCAAGCATTGAGACTTACTGCTCATCAATGTAGTGCTAACGGTAGAATCATAAGCATCTGTAACTAAATACGTATCGTCAAACGAAGTCCAGTATTGTGGAGCTTTGTCGTTGAGAATCAGTAACTTAGTGCCGCTAAAATCGGTAACGATTGAAACGTTGCTAGTTTCAGTGTTTCGAGTAGAGATATACCGAAGAAAATCATCTGGCTCTTTATACTTAACATCTTGCAATACAGGCTTAAGATCAGTTCCGTTGTCATATTTGAAGAAGGAAAGTTCTTTTAAGTTATCTGGGAGACGTAAGTAGTTTGGCTTAGAAGGAGAACCAGAACCTTCTAATTGCAACAGTTTACGTGTATGAGGCCAATTCCTGTTACCGAGCATTTCGTAATAACAGGTCTTAATAATCTGAGCTACTTGCTGTGACTCAATAGTGTCATCAAGACCATTGACTTCATCCGAATCCATATCGTTCAGAATGTCCTGAACCATTTCCAGAAGAGTCATTTTCATATTACAGAGCCTTCAACATTTTAGCAGTAAGATTCATGTTATGGAATACAATGTTTCCAGTAGTGTCTGAAGCACCTACTAACTGGATATAATCGCCAGCAGCAACAGTAATAAAATCTGAAGCAGCAAGGATACCTGAATCACCGTTAGAGTTTGATTTACACCATACGTGCATAGGTGAAATAGCAGATCCGTTCATACGGAAACGCACAGCAACCTTAGCAGTGTTAGAGGGGAAACCTGTAATGTTAGACCAGAAGTTAATATCGTACACACCAGCGTATGTAAACGTCAACTTGTTTGTATCAAATACAACACCATCAGCTGTACCATTAACGAATGGGGCACCTGAGCCTGTCAGTAATACGTATTGAGAGCCAGTTTCAAGTGTAGAATCGGCAGCAGCAGTAATAGCAAATGGTACGGCATTATCTACGATAGTCATCTTACCGTATGTACCATCACGAACCAATTTAACTTGTCCGCCAGAGCCAGTAGTAAGAATCTTTAAATTAGCAACGTTACCATCACCAGACAAACCAGCTAGCGTTTCAGTTCCTACTTTCTTCCATACACCACTTCCTGTGCCATTAGCAAAGTAAGAAGTGTTGGCTACAGCAGAGTTAACGTCTTTAGGTTCGTGGAGTTGATCGTTCGCAATGTTCTTATGTTGAATAGTCATTTTATTCTCCGTACAAACAAAAAAAGGAGACCGAAGCCTCCTTTAATTGTTTTATTAGGCCTTGGCCTTGCTGAAGAATTCCAGCACCAAGATTGCCTTACCAGCAGTAGTAGCGGTAGGAGATGTACCACCCAACGCGACAGCCACTTTAGCAGCGGCAGTAGTACCAGTAGTAGAGTTTTGTGCCCATGTACCTGCACCAGCAGTAGACAACTCTTTTGTACCGACAGCTTGCAATTCAGCTTGAGTGATCACAACACCGTTAGTGCCAGGAGCACCGAAGGCACCGATTTGCACTGTAGGAGATGTACCGCCCAAAGCAAAAGCTTCGTCAACACGCAGTTCATACTTACGGAACTTAGCACCCTTTGGAATAACCACAGGTGGCAAGAACAGATCGTTCAGAGTGTTACCAGTCAAGTTAACGCTCAGACGGAAAATACTACCATCGCTGTCCTCAAGACCCACGGCAGAGCCAGTGTTACGAGGACCGTAGTTTTGCGACACGCCGATACCGGCTTGATTCTTAAAAGTCATTATATTACCTTTGTTCTTTGAAGAACCCCCTAGCTAGTAGGGGGCCATATTAATTAGGAGTTAACAGCCGAGGTGATCACGATACCCAAGGTATCAACACGCTGCGTACCGAAGCCCCAACGAGCAGAGGTAACGAACTCATCGCGACGGAAGTCTTTATTGCGCTCGCCTTCCACCTTAGGCATACGACGCCATGCAGCCATAATTGGCTTGGTGTTGTCATCAGCCACAGACATAAAGACGTTAGCAACGCCGTTAGTCACAGTAGTGGTGCCGTCGCCGAAAGAACCTTGGTCCAAACGGTTAGAGGTGATGATGTTCCATCCATAGAGGTTCATCAAGAAGGTATGCTCACGGTCAAAGCCGTTAGCCAAGATGTTGGCACCAAAAGGAGTCACATCACGAGCCAGAGTCACAGTCTTGTCCAATGTAGCAGCGCACACTGGGTCAACGATTGCAATACGACCAGCCATAGGCACGTTAGCCTTGTCGAAAGCCAGCTTCATAGAGATGAAGTGGTTCAACGAGATCACGTTGTTGGTTTCAGCAGAAGCAATGCGGTGAGCGAAACCGTTCACTTGGTTAGCAGCTGCGTTAGTTTGAGAAGTGTTAGCCTTCTTCAAGAAACGAGTTTCAAAAATCTCCTGGATAGCACGAGTAGATTCGCTAGAGCGAGCACTCATCAGAGCCTCAACTTGAGCGCCGTCTTCACGCAACTCATCAGTAACGTACCAAGCATCGCCGACATAGTCAGTGATGGTCAGAGTCACTTCACCAGATTCGATAGGGCTGTAGTCGAATGCGACTTCTTCAGCACCGTCTTGAATAGTGACAGTACCCACAGTTTTGATGTGGAGAGTTGTGCCCGAACCGAAGTCAGAGACGTTACGGTAGAACGAGCCAGGGAGCAAACCGTCTTGCAGGTTGCGGAGAATAAAAGCCGAATACTGTTCTGCTTCGATGAAAGCAGTAGAATTACCACGATTTTGAGACATTAATTGTCCTTATTTAAAATGTTTAAAATATACCTTTGGATCGGTAAGATCATGCACAGTCAAACCTTGATTGTGCAATTCATCAACCATTCTACGAGAATTTTCAGATTCCATACGCAGATCAGCAGTTGTAGCGCCAATCAGTGTAGGTTTTGCATTCTTACCGACGAATGTTTCTTGTGTAGGCTGGAACGCAGATGTATTGATACTGGGGCTTTGTGAAGGTGCTGTGGGTTTAGCGCCATCAAGTCCAAGAAGTTTCAATGCAGCTGTTGGTGTTCTTGCAGCCAACGCGTTAATATCTTCCATTGACATACCGAGTTCTTTAGCTTTATTATAGAAGACTTCTTCAGACTTCTCGCCAAAAGCTTTAGTAACAGCGGATACAACAGAGGAAACATTGTTCTTAGCAATGTCGGCTTGTTGTTGTTTTGTCAATGTTTGAGTAACTAATGCAGCAACGTCCTCAGCTGACAAACCAGCAGGAGCAGGTGTGCTCGACTGTTGATTGTTTGTATTCTGAGTGAGATTCTTCAAAGTATCTTCGAGTTGAGTGATCTTAGCTGCTGCGGCTTTCGCTTCTGCCAATTCAAGTTCCTGCTGTTTAAGTTTATCACTAAGCTGAGGAATATAGTCTTGCGAATGCTTCAACGCGTTAAGAGCGTCTTCAACTGATTTGTACTTTGGTTCTCCACGGTCATTCTTAATCGAACCTAACAGGTCTGTTAAAGGGTTGGATTGATTACCGTTTGGTGGGGTGCCATTACCACCGTTGTTTTGATTTGCAGGGGTCTGCTGATTTTGATTATTGTCAAAAATCGAGGTCGGGTCTGACATTCGATTGAATTCCTATACGTATAAAAATTGGAGCGGTTATCGGGAATTGAACCCGATCTACTAACTTGGAAGGATAGTGTGCTGCCTTAAGACACTCTAACCGCTTAGTAGCCCATTGACTCAAGGGCGAGGAGTTTTCTTGGCTGGCCAACGTGGGCTCGAACCACGGACACACGGATTAACAGTCCGTTGCTCTACCAACTGAGCTATAAGCCATTAATAATTACTACTATGTATTTCTAGTATTAATACTATCTAATTCTTAATCGTTCGTTACACTCACTGATTAAGTATACTAATATAAATACTTACAAAGTATATTACTTGATTTTCTCAACTTTTTCGACAGAATCATTTGAAATTAATGAAATAACTTCATAAATAGCTCTTTCAAAGCCAATATAGTCAGCTTGAACATACGCCCAAGAGGGAGAATCATATGTACTTTTCTGTCTAATTTCTTTGCGTAAAGTTGTTACTTTTTCTTCAAGTAATGCCGATAGGCGTTCTCTAAAGAAAGCCGAAGCTTTGAAATCACTTTCAATTTCAACGACTTGTTCTTTAGATAAACCCTTTTTAAGGGATGTTTTCATTATGGTCCTACAGGCATGGTTTGTTCAACCATCAAGTCTTCTTGAGCTTGACCAGCCATACGTTGAGTTTCTTGTTGTTCAAATACTGCTACGTTAGGGCGTACCAAATCAAAACGATCAAGATTAAGCAAATCTTCGACCATACCAGCAAGTTTAATTGAACTAACGTGAGGAGAGATTTGTTGCCAGATTTGCGTATTAGCAATACCTGTCAAGTTCTGAATCATTTGAGCTTGTGCAGCAAAATGTCTAGCACCCACTGGACGTAATACACCTGATGCGGTAATATCGTCACGAGTGATTTCCATAAACTGTTTAACACCCAAGTCGTCATCAAGAACTCGAATAACGTCAGTTTGATCCAGATTGCGTTTACCAACTTCCAACATGTTGTTCAAGACTGGTTCCAGCAATTCAATTTCAAATGTAGTGATTTTCTCTTGGAAGATACGACCAGCAGAGTTCTGCAATTGTTGTACTTCAAAAGCTGTCTTCTCACCGGCAGAACGAATACCCATAGCTTCACGAGGAGCGCCAGCATATTGTTCCATACGCATCTCAATTTTATCAATGTTATTCTCAGCAGTAATAACCCATTGGACGTTACGTGCCAATTCAGTTACACTACCGTTTTCATCAATATGAATCTCTTCGCCTGGCTTATAATCAAAGTCTTCCACTTCACCAGCAATAACCAGAGGAGGAAGAATAGCCAAGTCCATAGCGTCAGCTTTTAAGTTCTCCAAGTGGTCAATACGATATTGCATCCCCACCAGGTTCTCTAAAGGACCCATAGCCCAGAGATTATCAGGACGGGTACGCCAACCTACATGGGAGATCGGAGCGTAGCCTGACCAGCTTTTAATCGCTTCGTTACGAATAACATACATACGATCAATAACTGTAATCACACGACCCAATTGCATTGAGCTGTCTGTACGATTATGAATGTCACCGTGGAATTCCAAGAGTTCAAAGTAACCGCTTTGCAAATACTCAGCGTAGTTACCAAAACCATCTACTTGGAAACCGTCAGCTTTATCCTGATCTTCAAGACCGTAAGCGTTACAATGCTTCATCAGCTTGTCACGTTTAGCCAATGCTTCTTTCAAATACATATTCTCAGGTTCATCGTGAGCCATACGCTCCAATTCACCAATAGATTTCAATGAACGAACAATCTTGAAAGAGTCTTTGAATGTTTGTGCCAAAGGATTAAACACAATGTCCAATGGACTAATACGACGCATACGTGGGCCAATGTACTGAGGGATCTTTTCACCACGATCATTAGTGATGTAGGAAGCCTCAAAATCAACCGTAGAGAAGGCATTACCATAGTCGATATAGTCATACAAGCATTTGCTCATTTCTGTGCGGAAATGGCCTTCTCGTGTCTTGTTAGACATATAAGCTTCAATAGCTCGAGCTTTAGCTTTAGTACCATCCTTCTTGCTATATCCTTGCCACGACAACCAGTCATCATTTGGGAACAAAGCCGAGATGTAGTTAGAATGCAAGTTGTCACGAATCTGACAAAGCTTAGGGAGAGTCGTACTATTCTTCCAAGGCAACGATTTGTTAGTTGTACTGGTAGTATCTGTAGCAAAGACGTAATTGCGTGTTTCTTTCCACAAATCAATCTTTTCTCTACGTTGTGTATTATACGTATGCCATGTGTGAGCAATGTATTTTGCTTCATTGTCACGTCCAAAAGCAGACGAAATTTCTAGGGGTTTTTGTGCCATTTATTATCTATACCTTACACCGCCAAAGCGAGAGTGGAAACTTACAACATTACTGAACGACTCATCTCGTTCTTTTGTTCTTTTAGGTTTAACTGCAATTTCAACAGCACAAGCAAGAGCATCCTTAATGTCATCATGTGCTGGACGTGCAAGAACAAGTTCTTCTTCGAGCATATCAATGTATCCACCTTTAAAGTGCCATACAGATTGATTCTCATATCTATGTTCCAAAGCTGCGGCAATACGCTCTGCTTTAGTACCTTCGTTACGTGTAGGACGATGCTCATCAATAGACAAGGAAAGGCCTTCTTCCCGTAGTTTATCTTTGAGGTCTCGTACAATAACTGCTTGAGCAACAGTCACTTCAGCACGTAGCTTTTTGAATTCCCATTTAGCATGTAGTGATGCAATATTATTAAAATACTCAGAGATTTTATCACTCTTGAACACTACAATGTCAAGGACGTAGATGTAATTATCTTCATCTACTCCAATAACGACAATGGCTGTATTATCTGATTTCTTGCTTAAACTGAAAGCAAAGTCAATAGCAGCATATACATTGAGTCGTTTATTTTTAAAATACCAATTCCCACCTTCTTGTTTGATAAACTTTTTATCATAGTATTGAAAGCGATTGCGGTCTATTCTATTAGAACCTGGGTCATTGGGATCGTTGTAATATTGAGCATAAAACTGTACGCGATCAGAATATTCAGCTCGAATCCGTGCAAGTACCTGAGCATCAAATCCAAAGAACTTTTTATCCTCTCGCATAGCCTTAGGCCACAAGAATACACCGTCTGTTTCTACAGCAAATTCTTTTACTTCCCACACGGATTGTCTACCAGTGATTGTACCTTCTAAATCGTACACATCAAACTCTTGAGACTTCCATGTTGAATAAATATCTGAAGGATGATAGCGTGTTCCGCAAGCCATAGTAAAGCCACCAGCATTACGAATAGACGTAAACTGTGAACTTTTCTTCATAACTCCATCACGACCATCTTCAGTATAAGCGTTTTCTGGAACCACCAAGTCATCGGCAATAATAATGTCAGCGTGCCAGCCAGTTGTGTTAGTTGTCAATCCAGCTGTGGACACGGTAGCATCACGAATACCTTCTTGTTTACGTTTGATATGGTCAATTGTAAACTTACGTTGGCTCCATTTTTCTCGCTTACCCTCTTGCGGGTTAATATATTCTGGGAAATAGCGTTGAAACACTGTACTAGCCAGAATATTCTGAATAGCATAAAGTTGTGTCTCAGCCAATTCAGCAGTAGCAGAAACGTAAAGAATTGTCACTTCAGGATGCTTTGCAATAATCCAAGCAGCCCACGTAGCAACCATATGACTCTTTAAGTGAGCACGAGGTAGCATTGTAAGCTTATTGCTTGCTTGTTCCTCAGCTTGACCATAAAGGTTATATTCCTGCATCCACTTAAACAATTCCTTGTGGATATCTCCGTAGACATATCCAGGATTTACAAGTCTAGCAAAGAAGAAGAGGTCGTTGAGAGCCGTTTCACGAATCTGTTTTGCCTCTTCAGGCATCTTCTCTAATTTTAATACGGCTTGTTTTCTCCAAACCTCGTCATCCGTTGCCATTCTTATCCTTGTTTTTGGAACATGCGAACTACATCGCCACCATATTCATCTGCAATACGTGCTTGTACCTTCTTCTCATGCTCTATATCAGCGTTAGAGGGCCTTCCAGCTCCTCGTTGAGCCCAACCCCTGTCGGCTACCCATTTGGCTGCCTGGAAGGTTCCTGCTCGTGCTTGAGAGATTACGTCGAGGACAGCTTGAGAACGAAGTTTAACTTCTAGCTCTTCACGCCACTCGTCAATATGTTTGCGTAAGACTTTATTCTCACACATACGTTGCCAATGTTTCCACCCCATAAGGTGGGCCTGAGCAAATTGATACTCTGTAGGGTCTTCGCATTCTAAATACAAACGCTTCAAAGACACATAAGTATCTCCATTGTGCTCGTGATCGAAGTCCTTCAGAGTGAACACAGCCTCATCTTTATATCCTAGTTCAAGGAAGAGAGACTGGGTTCTAAATTTACCCATTGAGTCAATCATCTGGGCTTTTTTAGTCATTATACCAATTCAAAATGAGGACCATCAAAGAATGTCTTAAAGTCCCCACCCCAACGGATAGGAATATTAAGTTCTGCAGAGGCCTGTTTCATGGCTTTAGCCAATTCAAAATACAAGGGCTTTTCCCAAGAAACGTCTGGACCGTGCATAGCACCTAAATCAACTGCTCGGCCAATCAAATGGTTAGACTTAAGTGTCTGAGACTTATGCTGAGCTACAAGCTCTTTTTGACGTTCTAAGGTACGTACCCCTTCTAACACTTTAAAGTCCACTGTGGTGATCTCTATAGCGCGTTTAACAACCTTAATCAGATTGGCATCAACCCCTTTCATCTTATCAAGGGATTGTTGGGAAAGTTTAAATGTCATTTACTACCCCAGCTATTTACAATTCGTTGTCCAAAAAGAAAACCGAATGCAATATTGGCAGCTTCGAGAGCTGTAGGATAAACTGCAGGAGGGAGTCCTGTAATAAACATAGTGCCAATGCCACAACTAATTACGGCTAACGCTCCAATATAGCGAGCAGAAGCGCGTAAATCCACCACCCATTGAGACGGTGTTCCAACTGGTTGATCAAGCGCAGCAAGTGCTTTAAGGCGTTCGATATCGCTTGCATCTAGTTTTAGTTTATCTTCAATGGTTGTAGGTTGTACACCTCCAAACCATTTAGTTGTTGCTTGTTTAATTGCCTCAGCCCCAATAGGGACCAAGGCACCGATGATTGATTCAATAATCATTGATGGTTCCACCACAACACAATTGCTGTGAAGATGCTACCCAAATAAATAATGGGTTTAACCACTTTAGCAAGCCACTCAAGAGCAATAAATGCACCTTGAGCAGCATGAAAAGCTTCCACCATAGCCTGAGTTTCAGTTTTTAAATTATGAACCTCTTGCTCAACAATTAGCAATCGCTCATAGATTTCATTATGAGAGATTTCGATTTTCATTAATATTTTCCTTCTGAGAAGACATTAACAAAAACTGTTCCGTCTTCCAGCGCTTCAAGCTCATGCCATTCATTAGCAACGAGATTGACTGGTTGAGTATTTTTAGTAATGATTAATTCTTTATTCTCTTTACGAGCAATAATAGAACCAGCATGTACCATTGTTAAATGTGAATAAACGTGTTTATGCTTTGGGAGACCTTGTCCTTTATTAGCATGATACACGTTTATTTGAGCTCCATCATAAACAACTTGATGAGTGGGAGCAACTATCTGAATCATAGTTCTTGAGAGCCTGTTGTCACTGGTTGAATTATATCTTCAATAACTTCAGGAATTTCTTTTAATGAATTGTCACTAGGGTCAAACCAATATTTAGTAGGTTCAATAGTCTCAGGATAATCAATCCAAAATAAAGGTAAAGCTACTTCAAAACTTTCATTACTAACTTCAACAACTCGATAACCTGCTTCTATAGGAGTAATTGGACAAATTAATACTTTTTTCATATCACCATTCCACTAAAACAACACCACCAACACCACCGTTAAAGAAAGAACTGCATCCATCAGTATGAGTAGCTCCTGCTGCTCCTGGGGCAAGACTTAATGTATCTTGAGCTGAAGTTTCACTTGTTTTTCCTTGAAGAGTAGGAGACCATGCAATACCTGGTAAACTGCTTGTAGCCCATGTACCGTATCTATAAAAAGTTCCACTAAATATGGGAAGAGAGAAAGGAGCAGAAATAGATTGTTTTAAATTAACAATTGTTCCATTTGTTCCTGATCCACAAAGAGGTTTTGCACTTCCACTTGTCCGTCCTGCACCTCCAGTAACCGAAATTAAACTTCCAAATGAAGAAGTTCCTCCTGATCCAGGAGTGCCAGCTGTAACAGATGCCCCACCACCTCCAACAGTTACAGTATGAACTGCACCAGGAGTAACAGTATAAACGCCTTGGGAAAACCCCCCGAATCCACCAGTTCCACCATAAGAACCAGATGTTCCACCGCCACCGCTAACAACTGAAATTTTCAAACTAGAAATTCCAGCAGGAACAGTAAAAGAACCAGAACCTACAAATAATTGATAATTCTGACCAATATAACTATTAGTCATAGTAGTAAATGTTGGATCAGCGCCAGCACCTCCTGATGTAAGGAATTGTCCAGCAGTTCCTACTCGAGCCATCTTATCTAAAGATACTGAATTAGCTGCTAATTTAGTATTAGTAATATTAGCATCTGCTACGCCCGCAGTGAGCACTTGTCCATTACTATTAAGCAATGCTCCAAGTTTTGATAAATAACGAG